TTGTTATATATATAAAAGAAAGATTATCTTTAAACGTAAATGATCCTAATAGGACCGGCTCTCAACACTGGAATAGGTCATCATGCAAAAAAGTATATAAGCCTATTTCGTCCTGATTCGTCATACCACGTGTTCGGAAGTGAACTTCCTGAGAGTGAACATGGCTTAGTTTTCACACTTCCAATTAAACCTCACCTGGAGTATATCAAATATGCGAGAACACGTGTAAAAAATCTCGCTTGTATGACTGTTTGTGAAACTGAAACTGTTCACGAAGATTACGGTCTCATCATGAAAGAGTTCAAACGTGTAGCTGTACCAAGTGAATTTTGTAAGAGAGTTTTGTCACGTCAATTTCCTGAAAATGAGTTCTATGTGATTCATGCACACATTCCTCAACCTCGTGAGAAGCCATACACATTCTACCACATTGGGAACATCATGGATCCTCGCAAAAAGTTTAAGGATGTTCTCCAAGCTTTCATTCGATTGAACGAACCCAATACACGTCTAGTAATAAAAGCCACTGCTAAAACCGACGTACATATTCAACTTCCACGTGTCGAAGTAATCAATGGTTTACTCAGTGACGAAGAGATGGATCAACTTCACGAACGTTGTGATTGTTACGTGAACTTTTCACATTCGGAGGGTGTGGGTATGGGTGCCGTCGAAGCCGCACTTCGAGACAAAGCTGTGATCATCACAGATTATGGTGGAGCCTCTGAGTATGTAAAGACGCCGTACACGATTGATTGTGAACTTCAAGAGTTGGAGCAGGATGATTTCCTCTTCAAAAAAGGTATGACCTGGGGTAAGCCAAACTTTGACCAACTCTTGGAGTTCATGAGACACGCATATGAAAATCGCGTTAGGTACATGGATCACGAACATACGAAGAAACTAGTGGGCAGAGAAAATGTTCTAAAGGAGTTCGTCTTGAATGTAATTGGTGGCGAGAACGATAAGACCGATCAAGATGGTTCCACTCATCATTGATCCCTTTTGGGCAATCATAGTCATGACAAGATCGTCAATGACTTGAATACCTGTTGGCTTTTTGATTATACGAGGTACGACAGTGAGTATGGTGATGTAAAGCGCCATTGCTATTATTACAGGTCTCAAATTGTCTTGATCTAACATCATCTTTCTATTAGTCACTGATTTTAATTTTGCTCACATCCACCTTTGTTCCAAGTTGTGCTTTCTTCACACTATGCTTCTTGCAATACTGTCCACACACCGCCTTAAATGTACAGGGTTTACCAGACATTGTGGTCGCACAACAGGTTTTTTTCTGAGTCCGTTGTTCATTCACGACATCTGGGGGTTTATCAATGACAATCATCTTTCGCTCATCCTTTTTCTCTTGGTGTTCTCGATACTTCTTCTTCATTATCCAAGTCGCATTCGCCAACTGAACACATTTTTCATTTGGTTCTCTGACACGGTACATCTTGACCGCGTCAGAGAGGCAACCTTCCCAGACAGAATCACGAACGACTTCCATTTTTGTTTCTTGTTTTTTATATTTTTGTGAAGTCACTTAGGCTTCCCCTCCAATTTCAGCCAAATAAATATCAACCTGACCCGCAAAATCTGGACACGTCTCAGTTGTCTTTTTAGTCACTGTATCTTGTACATTGATGACATGTTCCTTGAACTTCTTCACATCTATTCCAGTAGCGTTGTGGATTTGAGATTCAGTGGCGATATCCTTGAGTGCATAGAGGTACGCCGCTGCATAGTTGGCGTGAAGAATCGCCACAACTGGAGACTTGTCTTGTTGCGCTGCAGTTGCATATCGAGCAGACTGTCGAACAAGCTTCTCGATGGATTTGTTCATACCCCTCGTCTTGTTCTGCATCATCAGAAATAAGATGAAAATCGCAGCTATCAGGTAGAGGTACATCTTCTACAAGTATCTTTGAAAAAAAATCTAAATAAATTTAAGATAATGTTAAGATCTGAACCAAATGCTAAATGCTGTATTTGGAAACCATGTATTAATAAGATTACTTTAACGAACGAAAGTAATTTCAAAGTGAAATATGAAGCGTATCCGTATAAAGGTGGTGCAGTCGGTAAGATAGACGCCGCAATCGGTGCAGGTGGATTTGAAGGCAAAACAGCATTAGAAATTATTCAAGCTGAGAACCTCAAACCAGAAGTGGGTGTGATACCTAAAAATGATGTTCGACATGTAACAGTTAACAGGGGGCAAAAAATAGCAGTACGGTACATGTACCTAGATTTACATGATGATTATACAGAAGAAGTAAGAAACTTCGGTGTTCTCGATTTAGTAAAGTTTGTACAACCACCACAAGAAGACATTGACGAAATATTAACTAAAAAGGAGGAGGCTAAGCGTAAAGTCGAAGAAGAAATAAAAAGGAGGGAACGTGAAGAAAATGAACGCAAAGAAAGGGAAGAGCGTGAAGAAAATGAACGCAAAGAAAGGGAACGTAAATGCTCGAGTGTAACACAACATATGTGTAGCCCAAGTGATACACCTAAAAAATTATGCCCTCATTGCAATCACTGGTACTGCAATTATCACTATCATGTAAATAATAACCCCATAGGTAGAGGGGGTCATGTGTGCAATTAAAATTAAAATATTCATTTATTACAAATGATTAATTGTGATAGCCTTTTTCAACATATGTGTACCGCAGAAGGTAAAACAAATAGATGCTTAAAATGTGGATATTTGTTTTGTGATTATCATTTTAACATCAATAACAGTATATTATCAGTTGGTGGTCATGTATGTAAATGAAACATATAAAGTTTTGGCTGGTGATTATCATAAGAATGCCCGCCCGCCGTGCTAAAGTTAGAAATGATGAATTTCTTGGCAAAATTCGAGGTGGTGTAAAAAAACAGAGGCGCATCGTTGTAACCCCACATGAAGACGAGACACATCACGTGAAAATGATCCTTGATCATAATCCACAAGATAAAAACCAACCATATCTATTCCGAAGTGAATACGGGGACAAACCTTGGTGGGGGTGGTTATACGATTTATTGCCTCGAGCAAAAATTAATGACCAAAGAACTTGGAATCTCACATGTCCAATTGCGTTTAATATTTTTAGAAGCTCAAACCAAGACCACCCCACATTTATCAAGGGAAATATGTCTGAGATAACTGATGGACGTATATGTTCAAACCAAGATTGTTTTCACAAAAAGAGTGACAGTCCATGTTTATATGCAGCACATGTGTGGGTCTATGTATCAAACAAACAAAAGACAGTACACAATTGGGTCGCAGGCATCACACCGTTATGTGGTTCGTGTAATAGATCGACTGAGCCTATTAAATTAAAACAAAATACATTTGTGAACGTTATTGAAAGAGTCGTAACTTTCGATAATGATGCATTCATAAAAGAATGTGATGTCAAGTTGAGTTATGGTTTTCCGACAACTGAGGAAAAGGGGTTGCGATTTGGTAAATATATAGTCAATACGAGATTAAATCATCGAGTGAACCTAAGTTAGAGCTTTGAATTGTAATAAAACTAAGAAACATGGAGAGTGTCCAAAAACTCACCCACATCGAACATATTCTCAAGAGACCTGACTCATACGTCGGTCCGGTTGAACAGGGTTCTGAACCCTATTGGATCCTCGATGGTTCTACCTTCACTAAGAAGAACCTAAAGTACTCCCCAGCGCTCTTGAAAATTTTTGACGAGATCCTAGTTAACGCTATCGATCGTAACTCCCTACACCCAAAGAATGTCTCTTCAATCTCTGTTGCCATCGATAAGGATGTGGGCTCAGTGACTATTGAGAACAACGGTCCTCTCGGTGGGATTTCTGTAAAAATGCACGAAAAGGAAGGTCTCTGGAATCCCGAACTTGTATTCGGTCACCTTCTCACGAGTACCAATTATGATGACTCTCAAAAGAGGATCGTCGGTGGTCGTAACGGTTATGGTGCCAAGTTGGCGAACATTTATTCGAGTGACTTTTCGATCATCATCAAGGATCACGAAACAAAGCAAACGTACACACAAAAATGGTCAAAAAATATGACTGTTTGTGATCCGCCAAAAATTAAAAAGCATTCGGGTAGCACGTCATCCGTCTCTATCACATTCACACCCGAATGGAAACGCTTTGGAATGTCCAAAATGGACGACGCCATCTACAGTATCTTTCAAAAGCGAGTTTGGGATGCGAACATTTGTACCACCTCGAATTGTAAAGTGAAGTTCAACGGTGAAATTCTTCCCAAACAAAACTTTGAGGCGTACGCCAAGATGCATGAGGGAATCAAAGACATTGCCTCTTTCAATGGGGATCGTTGGTCAGTGTGTATCGGGCCATCAGAAAATGGTCTCGAACAAGTTTCATTTGTTAATGGAATTTGTACGACCAAAGGTGGTACACATATTGACCATGTCGCCAATCATATTGCCAGTGGTATTATCGATGATATGGCCAAGAAAATCAAGTTGAAGCCTCAGCAAGTCAAGAACACGTTCACCATCTTCGTGAAGGCAACCCTCGAGAACCCAACATTTTCGAGTCAGGTCAAGTCTGAGTGTACCCTAAAAGCTCAAGATTTCGGCTCCAAGTTTGAACCACCTAAAAACTTTGTCAAGAATGTTTTGAAAACTGGTATTGCAGATGAACTCACCGCACTTTCGAAGTTCAAAGAGATGAAAGAACTCAAAAAGACTGATGGAGCTCGAAAGTCTAAGATCACTGGTATCCCCAAATTGGACGATGCGAACAAAGCTGGTACGGCACATTCTGGAAAGTGTACACTCATCGTGACAGAGGGTGACTCGGCGAAAACTCTCGCTGTTGCTGGTCTCTCCGTCGTGGGTAGAGATCATTATGGGGTATTTCCACTCCGTGGTAAGTGTAAAAATGTGAGAGACTCTTCGGTGGCACAGTTGACATCTAATCAGGAGTTCAATGATCTCAAGAAGATTTTGGGACTTCAACAGGGTAAAGAGTACAAGGATGTCTCGGAGCTTCGATATGGTCGCCTAATGATCATGACTGACGCCGATAATGATGGGTCTCACATCAAGGGTCTCATTCTCAACATGATCCACTATTTCTGGCCCAGTCTCTTGAAGATGAACTTTGTCGTGAGTATGGTCACACCGATCATCAAGGCGACCAAGGGATCTGAGACTAAGTCTTTCTACACCGACTCCGCCTTTCGAACTTGGTATGGTAATGGCAAACCTGGGTGGAAAATCAAGTACTACAAGGGTTTGGGTACTTCGACGAGCGCCGAAGCCCGTGAATACTTCAAGAAGATTCAGGATCTCACTGTGAAGTTCGACATGGATGTGATGACGGACGATTCCATCGTGCTCGCCTTTGACAAGAAGAAGGCGGACGCTCGAAAGTCGTGGCTCCTCGAGAATACAGCCAAGGATGCAGATCAGTTGGAGGTTCCGTATGGCAACGTGAAGCAATTGGACATCTCTGACTTTGTACACAAGGATCTGGTCAATTTCAGTCTCGCGGATCTGAAGCGTTCGATTGCTCACATGGCAGATGGTCTCAAGCCTTCTCAGCGCAAGGTTCTGTACTCTTGCTTCCAGAAGAACCTCAAGGATGAGATGAAGGTGGCTCAGTTGGCGGCTTATGTGGCTGAAAAGAGTGCCTACCACCACGGCGAAGTTTCCCTCGCGGAAACGATCGTCAAGTTGGCGAACGATTATACAGGTTCCAACAATATCAACCTTCTCGAACCTTGTGGTCAGTTTGGTACACGTCTCATGGGTGGTAAGGATGCGTCTCAGACGAGGTACATCTTCACCAAGCTCACCAAAGAGGCTCGAAAGCTCTTCGATCCCAAGGATGACGCTGTTCTCAACTACCTCGACGATGATGGTCGTTCCATTGAACCTGACTTTTACATGCCCACTCTACCAATGGTTCTCGTGAATGGAACTGAAGGTATTGGCACAGGTTTCAGTTGCTATGTTCCTCCCTTCAACCCCAAAGATATCAAGGAAAACATCGAGAGAATGTTGAGTGGTGAGGAACTGGTGGAAATGAAACCTTGGTTCAGAGGTTTCAAAGGCAAGGTGTTCAAAGATGAAGGTGGTAGTTGGATCGCCGAGGGTATTTGGAGAGACACAGGTTCACGTCTTAAAGTGACCGAACTTCCACCGGGACGCTGGACACAGGACTACAAAGAGTACCTGGACTCACTCATGGAGAAGAAGATGATCACCAGTTACACAAACAACAGTACTACCGAAGACGTGGACTTTGAGATTTTTGGGTACAGTGGCAAAGACCTGGTGAAGGACCTAAAGATGAGGAAGACTTTTCATACCTCGAACATGCATCTCTTCCACCCGGCTCGGGGTATTCACAGGTACGGGAGTCCTGAAGAGATTCTCCGAGATTTCGTGGAACTCCGTCTCGAACACTATAAGAAGCGTAAGGCACATCTCATCGAAGTACTCCAAAAAAGGGCAGAGTTGTGTAGTCTCAAATCAAAGTTCGTGACGATGGTCATCGAAGAAAAGTTGGTGGTGTTCAAGAGAAAGAAGCAAGACCTTGAGAAGGAGATGTCTTCCATCTTCCCCAAAATTGATGGAAATTGGGACTACCTCCTCAACACGAAGACAGTTGAATACACTGAGGAACGCGTCAAAGCACTCATGGATGAAGCGCGACAGGCAAACATCGACCTTGAGCGTATGCTAAAAACGAGTCATGTGACAATGTGGAAAACGGATATTAAAAATATGTGAGCAGTAAGTAGATATGGGTGAGGCTGCTAAAATTTCCCTCAAAGCTATTGGAAAGCAGGATACACACCTTCTTTCCAAAGACCCAGAAGATTCATTCTTTAATTACAAAGAAGATAAAGTACACTCAGAGTTTAGGAAATATCACAGATCGCGGAACGTTGTCAACCCTGGAGGTGTTCCAAATTGGCCATTCGGGCAGACGATCAAGGTTGAATTTAATCCCCAAAATATGGGCGATCTTTTGAGTAACATGTGGTTGAGTGTAAAAATGCCTGGACTACGAAATCCAACGGTGGGTAACTACGCAGACCAATTGGGGCGTCACATTCTCAAAAGTATCACGATGTACGTTGATGATCTCGAGGTTGAAAAGATTCATGATGATTGGGGAGTTATTTACGACGAACTTTATTTAGAAGTTTCTGAAAAAGTTGCAAATAGATTTCTTGTCAATAGAAACATAGGCTACGATGATTCGACTTTGTATCCAGCACTCGCACAATATGATTCGGATCTCATGATCCCTCTACACTTTTTCTTTTCAAGAAAGTTTTCGAGTGATGAATATTCTTCAAATAAACCAAATCGTCCTTACTTCCCTGTGTGTGCGATACATCGTCAGAAGATTGTCTTCGAATTAGATTTTCACAAACAATCATTCTTCACGGATAGAACACAACTCATTCATCTCAGTGAGTTTAAACTTATCACCGAAGAAATCACAGTCACTCCCGAAGAGCGTAAATATTTGGCGAATGAAAGACAGACACTTATCACAGATCTCGTGAGAAAACACCCGACGACTGTCAGTGAAATTAATAAAGATGTCATTCGAACAAATTTGGTACCAAACATACCTGTCAAATGTATACACTGGTTTTTGAGAAACACCCTTTACGAAAACGAAGATGTTGCTATTGGTGACCCCAGTAATACGGAAAGATATTACTCACAAAATAGATTCAATTTTTCTTCTAACGTAAACTTCGATGAAGTTCAAACTTTTTTTGAACCAGTCATGGAAAATGCCAGTTTCTACATAAATGGTAACAAATTACCAAATGTTTCAAACACAAATCACAGTTACTACAAGTATCTCATCCCATTCAGAAACAGACTTGCGAGACCGTATAGAAATATTTACACGTATAGCTTCTCGATGAATCCGATAAATGTGGAACCATCGGGGAACTTGGATTTTAGTCAGATACAGTCCGAAAAAACGTCTATAGAAGTGAAACTCGATACGAGGGAGGGGTCATTGGTTGATATAACTACTAAAACTTACTCTTTACAAATGTATTATACGGGATACCAGACATTCGTATTTGATAAGGGATTTATGTCACTTGCTTATTAAACAAGGAACTCTTATTTGTGGAGATGTAGTCGATGATATTGTTCTTAATACACCATTTGATGAAATTCAACTGTGCCAAAGTTGTCTGAATTTCATGAGATGTTCCAGGAACTGTGTATGCAAACTTTTCAGAGCGACAAAATGGATCAAACAATTTTTTACTGTATCCATCCAGGCTTGACTTGTACGCACAATGTACTGTAAAATACTTACCGTCCTTGGTCGTGTAAGAAACGTTATTCTTCTTTGCGTAATTTGTGATGAACCATTCCAGATTTCGCAGGGAAATGCCACTCGATTTATCAAGAATGTTCATTAGTTTAGTTCGGTTTTCTTCTTCGTTATAAAATGCATTGATTGATGATAGTAGAATACCAGTTTTACTCATTACTCAATACAGAATCCAAATCTATAAGCTGTTTAGAATTTTCACACCCTGGACACCCCTTGACATACATTTTTTCCGGACCGTGTGTATGTAGATTCGAGCTCGAAAGTGTACGCACTTGAATTTTCTTACCTTGTGTCACGTGGTGTCTGCAATAGCCTTCGTCATTCGCCTTAAATAGACATCGCTGTCCATTTGATTTGGTACCTTTACAAAGTGAGACATTGGCTATAGCCGGAAGATCTCTCAAGAGTATGTCGAGTGGAACTGCATGCTTTTTTGAAATTGTTTCAGCATATTCTCCCAACAATGTACTCACTCGTTCATTAACTTCCTGTTCGATCAAATCAATGATTTTATTGTGCAACATCATTCCTTGATAGTAGATTGCTCGTATTTTTTAAATAGGTCTTGAATAGATCCAGTCTTTTGCACTCTCGAATCTTTAATACGTTCACGGAGTTCTGCGACTTTTCCAGTATGATCAAGACCAAGTTTTTTACACTCTTCGATGAGCTGCTCCTTTTTCATGCCACTGAGTGCCGGTCCAGTTTCTTTCTTCTTCGGTTTGTGTTGAGAGATGATCTCACCAAAGATTTCCTGCTTTGGATCCTCGAACAGGGGCTCGAGAAGATCACACACCGGATTCAGAAACTTGTTCACGAAGTAATAGTGATAATCGATGGGAACATTGTTCTCCTCGACATACTTGGGATCTTCAGACTTCTCGAACGCCTTGGCTTTAGGGTCACCCGTCTTAGTCAATAGGTATGGAACACGATCACCAGATTGTGGTTCAGAACCTGGCTTTCTATCACGCATCTTATGGACAACCTGTACATGAGCCTGGTTGATCTCACCAATTCTAGGACCTGTGACGGACACTGGCTCACCGCTAACCTTGTAGCTATCAGAAAGAGACTGACTCAGAATCAATTTTTCATTTGGTACATCACCGGAAAGTAACTCGATCGCCCTCTCCTTAGCGAGTTCCTTAGGTGGACCGGTATCTGGAGCATCCAGAACAACATCTAGCAACTCTTTACAAACTTCTCGAACGTGTGGTGTATTGTCACGACGAACAACTTGAAGTCCCTTGATGTCGATGTAATCCATGTGCATCTGATCATCTTTACCCTTTGTCCAAAGTTTGGCAGCATATCGCTTCTTTGAATACAAAAAGTATGGGCAATAGACTTTCTCGAGTTCTAGATTATTTGGCTTCTTGAAGAGGGCGCTACACTCTTCCGCAGCCCTCTCTCCCAACTCCCAACTGTACTCGATAGCCTCCTGTCCTTTCCTGTCTCCAACATCGAACTCAACCATCACTGAATCCGTATCGCCATACCTAACCTTAGAACCTGGGAAGTTCTTCTCAACATACGTCTTAGTCTCTTCAATCATCCCACGACCCCTACAAGTCGTCGTAGATGCGATGGGAACACAGGGAAGAATACCCTTACCAGCACCTGTAAATCCGTAAACAGAGTTCATCGAAATCTTGTACGCCAACTGTTTGCCGTTATACACTTCCTTCATCCCACCAGTAGCTGTAGCCATATCCTTCTTTGCCTTCTTTCGAAATTGTTTGAGTTCAAGGAGAATACTTGGCAACAGACTCGGGACATCTTGTGCAAACTTGTAGGTTCGATCGCCAATCTGAAATGTCTCGTATTTGACACCTGGAATGTTCCCATATCGACGCTCGTCCATAACGTACGTTGAATAACAAAGATTGTGAGCCATCATGATCGATGGATACAGAGCTTCAAAATCAAGGGCTGTGATCGGTGTGTAGTACGCACCCTTATGAGCTTCGAGAACCGTTGCACCCTCATAGGGCTCCTCGGGAATAGCACCGTATCGAATAGTGGGTACCATAAATCCCAACTCCCTCGCCTTCTTCGTAAGCTGGCTGAACACCTTAATCTGCTGACCACGCTCGACAAGGAAACATAGGGGAACCCAGGTCGCCTTAGCCATCTCCAGAAGGTTCAAGAGGGTGCACAACTTCTTCAAAAGTTTGTGAGGAAGAAGTGTATCCTTGATACAGTACTCGGCAACTTCACCCAACTTTGTGGGATCACCTTCTTTGTACCGAGCAAACATCTCCTTCGGCGACATGTCAATCTTCTGATCACCGAGATACAACTTCGAAACATTGTTCAGACTGTATGAATCTAGTTTGTATCCCTTCTTGATCTCATGAAACATATCA